TTTTTAATCATCCTTAAAAACTGGGGTAAAGTCTCAAACCAAAATAAATACATTGCTATTAACAAAACCACTAATCCAGTTATACCAATCATACAGTACAGTATTCCTTTTAGAATTTCCATTAGTCTTCAATTTTTAGAGTTTTAATAGCCCATTCTTTTAATTCACCGGATGCAATCATATCTACCCATTCTTTTGCACTTGGAATATATCCATTACAATCTTCCTTGACATGCTGTTCACCAACATATCTTGTATACACTCTTTTGTCATCAGAATTTAGAAAGTAAGGTCCGAATATTCTTTCACATTCAAATATCCCTTCACTGTGGTGACGGAACATTCTATGTTTAGAATGACCTACCCATGCTTTAGTTTCATCAAACCATTTATGGATTTCTGCATAGTCTTCTGGAATACCTCCAAACTTTCTAGCTGAGGACACCGCATGTTGATAGGGATGTGCCATTATAATGTCTTTTGAATTAATGAACCATCATGGTAATAAGTTTCTGTTTCAGTAATTCTGACATCATTGACAATTTTATACTTACCAGATGGTACAAGAATACATACTGTACCATAACCACCCTCATTGTTCCACCAATCCTCAATATCATTGAGTAATTTTTCTTCAACAAAGCTTTCAATATCAGAAGCAAGACCAGAGTCTAAATCTTTAAGATCCATTACATCTTTTCCCCAAACATTAATGTCAAATAAAACATCAAATGCATCTTCTTCATCTTCTTTCAATTTTTCTGTAGTATAAACTACATTTTCAATAGCACCTGAATCACCAGATCCTTCATAAGTTACTTTAACTCCGGTCACACCACGGTCAGCCAACTGTAATAGAAGGCCTGTCATATTATTTTCTGTCATAACTATTTTGTTTTGTAAAATCTGCCAAGGATATTGGCATTTAGATATTCTTCTTTTTCAAGCACCTCATATTTAAACTGGTACTTTACTTCTTGGTAAGTCAATTCCATTGCTGAGTAGCATATCATCAAGATCTCTCTTTTGATAACAACTCCTGCTTTGTGAGCATCTTTAAGAGTTTTGTTACTACTATAGTACTTCATGAAGTCAGGTTTGAGTTCCCGGGTATATTTCTTTAGTCTTTTGTCTGTAGACATAGCCAAAGCTTTTTTACCAAGAGGTTTTTTTATATTAGCAAAAAAGTTTTTCTTACCAATATATGCAACAGACTTGCCATCAATGATAGCAGTCATACTGTATATAAATCCTATACCATCTGCTGGGATACATGAATCATCAAACTCTTTGCCTTTATAAATCCAACTCATAATGCTTGTTTCAATAAAGGTAATAACATATCTCTGGTTTTTTCAATACCATGAACTTTTACACAGTCTGCAATATCCTTTTCAGCAGGTGGAATGACATAATTAATATCATGTTTCTCTTTATACCTTTGCATTGCAGCTATTCCCGCAGTATCATTATCCAATAGAGTGATTATTTTAGAATACTTTTCTTTATAATGCTGAATTAAACTATCCGGTAATAAACTATTCTCGCTATCTGGAACTACACCTTCAATATTTTGAATACCTAATGCATTAAATGCCATTAAATCTTTAAGTGATGATATGATTAGTAAATATTTAGTTTGATAAGTTAACTGCTCTGAACCCTGAATATAATTTAAGACTTTAATAAATTTCTTTTCTTTGTTCTTAGGTTGATAAATCTTATAAAGTGTACCGTCTTCTTTGAAATAGCCATAGATGTGTTCACCTTTAATAGTAAAAGATGTTTCTATATCTTCTTCTCTTTTGCTTAGTACATAATATTCAAGCGGGATAATCTCATATTTATTTAACTGCTTAGTACCTATTTTAAATTCTGTCCAATAGCTCTGATCTAGTATATTCCAATTCCGGATTGTGTAATCATTAACTCTATATGCTGCGGCTACCTTGTATTCAGTTACTGCATCATATTTATTATCTTCAATATACTTAGAGTAGTCAAGAACAATTTTTAAATTAGCCTGTTTTCTAGATAAGTTATAAAGCTCCATTACTAGGTTGCTACAGTCTCCGCCAAATCCTGAGGAGAAATCTTTAAACCTGTAATATCCTTTATTATCATCATAGTAGATATACATTGATTCTGTCTTTTCTCCTGGATTGAATGCAGATTTAATCTTAACTGTTTGACCGCAAAGTTTACATGATAAGTTTAAATAATATTCAAAAATCCATTCTCTTGGGACATCTATAATACTTGTTATAAAATTAACTGTTGATAGCATAATCCTAAATAATAAAGGGGAGCCGTATGACTCCCCTTAATTTTATAAATAAACTGATTAGTCTAAGCTAAATGCAGAAGATGACTTTGGAATGTCAAAATCATCATCGTCATTACCAAAATTCTTAACCTCAGTGGTTTTAGATTTGGGAACATATATGTGTGTTGCTGCATCAAACTTCAAACACTTACCTTCTTCAAGACCAGCCATAGCATATTTACCATTGTTAGCTTTTGGAAGTTGCAAGTTATAGTTTGTATAACCCTCAGAATTAACCCATTCTTGACCACCTACACAGAATTCAAGGTAAACACCTTTGAATGGTGCAGTGGCATTAAATGCATCAATTAATGATTCTGCAGATGCATGCTTATTGTTTTGCTCTCTAGCCCATTCAGTAATACCCAAAGTCTTACATAAGTTGATAACAAACATAAACATTGATCTTTGTTGAGTAACAGGTTCTCCACTTGGCATAGTACCATCTTTGTAACCAAATGGATTTGCATTAATCTTACCAATTTTACCTAAGTGACGACCTTTAGAAGGATCATTATCAATGTAGAAACCTTCGAAATCATCAATTGGTTCTGTTTCTACATTTAGATAGATATACTTTTTCTCAGGATATCTTTCGTCTTCTTTAGTTGATAGACTAGTAATTTTTAATACATGGTTTCCTGGTGTAATCTTTTTACCACCTTTACCACCACTTTTGCTTTCTAATAGGTCTGTTAAATCTACGTTCATCTTGTATTTATTTATTTGTTATTATTTAAAAACTTTGTCCCAACTTACTGAAACTTTACCATCTACCATTTCAGAAATTACTATCTCTTCATTTCTTAAATGTTCTGGTCTGGCACCACAGGTTACTTCTTCATTGGTTTTAAATGAAAGAACAGTTTCATTTCCTCTTCTGTACATATAACCAATTGCATCTGCTTGTGCACAAATTAAAGACTTGATTTTACCTGTCAAATCAATATTTGCAGACATTACCATTTGACCTTTGTCGTCTACTTGTTTGTCCTTAATATGCCCTGACAAAATAATGTGGGGGGCTAAGGTATCAATAAAATCCAAAACTTGAAAGAATGCCTGACGAATATATAAATACCCTGCACCATTAGCCAATGTAGATACATTGTCTCCATCAAAGTTTTTACCCATTGCTGTTTGTCTATACAACTTTACAGCCAATGGCATGATCATTTCCTCTAAAGCAGTTACAGTATCAATTGTAACATACTTGTAAGGTTTGCCAGCTTCAATAATGGCATTACCTGCCTCAAGAAGCTCCTTGAGAGAACCCACTTTGATTTTCAATGCATCTACATAATCAGATCCATTTTCTAAATCAATAATAAGGTTATTCTCCAGTCCTGCATATGCAGTAGTTTTACCTGTTTTAGGTTTTGAGTAAACTAATAATCGTTTAGGATTGATTTGGCTTGCTTTTACCTTTGTTGTTGGAAGTACTAAACTCATCTTATTTAATTTTTTGTGCTAATTTTTGAAAATCTGTAGCAATTCTTAAAAGAATACTAGTAACGGATTCATCATCAGAATAAAACACATCTTCTTCTTTCTTAAGACCAAACTGTTCTTCAAAATCAGGAAACGGAGATGATTCTTTCATATCATACATACCACTTTCATAGTCTGAATAACTAAGTTCTGTACCATTTGGTAGGATAGCTTTCAATTCTACAATAGGAATTATATAAACTGAATATTCTCTACCATCATCTGTAGACTTATGTTCCATTTCATACTCTTCCTTATAAAAAGGATTGTATGTAAGTTTGAACAATGGTCTTTCTTCTGAATCAGGAACTAGTTCTTTGTTTACAAACTCGGTATAGATATCTTTATCTCTACCCATTTCACTTTCAAATAATTGAATGTACTTACCTTTTTTACCACTAATAAAATACGCGCTTTTTAATGTGAAGAAAGGATCTGCTACTTTTAGTTTCCTAAAAACAGGCAGGTGAGCTTTCATCAACTCTTCTGTTTTTTCTTTTCTTGTCATACTTATTTATTTATTCTTTAACTGTTGCGGAGGAGTATCAATTTCTACAATCTTCATTTGTTCTTTATCCAACTTGAAAAAACTAATTCTTGTATCACCATTTCTTGATTTAAGAAAGTGAAATACAATAGTAGTATCATCAGGAATAATGAACCTATCGGGACCATAGAATCTAATCTTCTTAAGAGCAGGTCTATTAATACCAATTAGAGTATCTGCATGTTGCAATAATGCATCAGCACCAAAGATATCTGAGTCAAGAACATAATTACCATACTTACCATCTTCAGCCCTGTCAGGGTTATCAATATTTCTGTTCAATTGACTTAGGATAATAAAAGCTACTGGGTATCTTTTCTTCATGTAAGTTATAGCTTCACCGAGGTTGTAAAGCATATCAAACTTGTCCTTGTCTTTTGCAGACTTCTTGAATAATGTTGAGTGGTCAACAGTAATTAAGACTTTAGCATATTTCTTCTTGCCATCTACCATTTTAGAATGTTTATCTACATAGTAATGAATGGTAGACATAAACTCTTCCACAGTACAAGGGTCATATACAACATCTACCCTTGCATTTGCTTTGAGTCTTTCTACATAAGAAACACACTTCTCATAATCATCATCAGTAAGTTTGGTATTTCCTGCACTATTAAGACTTTTGTAATCTTTCTGTGTAGGAGTTGATAACTCTCTGATTGCACTGGTCCTTCCAGGCATCTCTAATTGGAATTGTAAAACTCTGAAATTCTCGTGAGGATTCAGTGCTACAACATCCGCGCACAATTGGTCAACAAAGAATGTTTTACCTGTACCTGGTCTAGCCCCTATAACTGTTAGGGTATTCCATTCTATCCCATCTAATAAAGCATCATTAAACTTGGGCCAGCCGGTCATCAAACTTCTTATTCTACCTTCTTGTCTTGCTTTGATATGAACTAAGGCTTCATCAAATGCCTCAATCTTACTTTTAACCCTAATGGGTTTTATATCCAAATAACTACTCATGATTCAATGTTTTCTAACGCATGTCTTTTAGTATAATTATATAAAGCATGTGATAAGGTTAGTATAACTTCAATAAGTATGTACTGCCCGAATGATATTTCAATAATGTAAGTTTTAATAAATAAAAAAGCCATTATTGAACCCACTATTGCACATACGGACAACAAAAAATTTGTTGTGGTTTGACTCATACTACTTTGTCTTTAAAATGATTATCATCATAGTCATCTTCACCATTTAAAATCATATCACAATAGGTAGCCAGATCAGAATCCCAAGTCTTATCAGTATTCTGCTTTCTCACAAAATATTGTGAGGTACGCATAAACTCATAATTCTTCATTTCATAATCATTTACATACTTGTTAGTAGCCTGGAGAATAATATCCCAACTATAACTATATGTATCAAAAAACCAACGAAAGGAATTCTCTAATGTTTTCACATTAACTCTTGCTGGTTTACCACTTGATAATCTTTTATTTGGAAAGATTTCTACATACTCTTGTATTAAATCAAGAAAGGATTCTCCCATTAATACAGATGAGGTTTTCTTTTTGCTTTTCTTGAAGAAAGCATCAATTTCCTGAATAAATGTAAGACTTTTTTGTGTCAATTGCAAACTTTCAGATAACCAATTATCAGATTGTAGTCGTCTAACTTCTAAAGTATGACTTACAAATGAGTTGGGTACTCTTTTTTCTTTTGAACAGTAGAGTACATAAAAAGCATTAGGAGTTAATCCCGCTTTTATAAGTTTGTCAAATATTTCTTCCATGCTACCAGATTAAGTCTTGATTATAATTCTTCTTGATAATGTCTTTTGTTTCTACAAATACATTTGCAGAATCCCATGTGGCTTGTGAGTTGTATGCAGCACTTGCAGGATGAGATAAAAAGAACTTGTAGTTATTATCATTTACACAATCTGCCCAGTCTTGAGCTTGTTTACCAAGATAGATGTAAACTAAACCATTCTTGTTCCAAGTAAGTTGATCAAACAAATATGCAATGAAAGGTTTCCAAATAGCATAATGTTTACCAATTTTACCAACTTCAGTTGTGAGAGCTGTATTAAGTAACAATACACCTTGATTGGCCCATCTTGTAAGATCAACATTAGTAGACCCGGCATGACCATTATATACTGTAAGATTAATAGCATTAAGTAAATAACTTAAACTTGGTTGCAACTCTCCAGTTTTACTGCAACTAAAGGCAATACCATCAGCTACTTCAAATTGGGGATACGGATCTTGTCCAACCATTACAACTTTTAATTCGTCATATGGACATTCTTCAAATGCTCTAAACACCTCTTTGAATGTGGGAGTAAATCTCTTACCATCTTTGGTTAATCTAATTAACTGAAGGACAAGTTGTTCAAAGTCTGAACTTTCTATAAATGATTTGAGTACAGTTTTCCAGCCAGATGGCTCTAAACGTAGTAGTATTTTGGTTCTTATTTCTTCTAAATCTATTTTTTTATTCATTTTTATACTAAATTTGTTACAAAACTATCATTATGGCCGTAAAAATAAAAGAGATGAAAGATGATGCTCTCTTCAAAATTGAAGTGAACAAAAACTTTTATCTTATGGCAAAAGAAGTAGCATATTACTTATTCATGTCTCAAGAGAACAAAGATGTTCTTGAAGAGGCATTAAAAAATATGACAACTAAGCCTTATTCTGACCTTACAATGTATGAAAGGTCATTTTACACCATTACATTATTAATTTCTGAAATCGAAAGAGTGGCAAAAAAAGACTCTCTTTATGAAGAAAAAGAAATTCTTCAACCTGGTGATGAAGGTTATGTAGCTCCTACCGAAAGTTGATATTGTAGTTTTCTTGACCAATTTGAATACAGGCTTCAATTGCTAATGCTAATTCATCCTTACTACAATCTGCAAAGGATTTACAATATTCGGCATCTCCACCATCATAACATAGACCAGACTGTCTCTTAATAATCATTTTCATGTCATCAAAAGAATAACCAGATTCTTTGGCTAGTTCTCTAATACATGCATGCACTTTAGCCAATTGTGCTACACTATGATCTGCATCAGCTAGACCAATATACATTTCAACTTTCTGTCCTTCTGAAAGTTTATCCAGGAATATCTGATAACTTAGTTTTGACTTGTCATCAGGGTAAACTAATTTACCATCTTGCTTAACTAGTTTTACACTAAACATTTGTTAATTCTTTAGAAATTTGTTTTGCTAAATACGGAGAACACTTGTATTTTACTCTTACATAATCAGCTACAGCTTTAGGAATCATATCAGCAATATTCTTGTTTTTAAGTTTCATCTCTTTGATGATATACTCTTTTTGAATATTTGCCATTATTTCACCGCCATTGTTTTAGTAAATACATCATGGTTTAACACCTCAAATGCATAATTTTTGGCAATACTCCAATATGCTTTATTTATTTTACTGTATTCTCCGTGTTCTTGAATTCTTAGGTCTCTATAGTTCTTGATAGCAAGAGTAACAAGATGTATGTTTTCTTCATCTGAAGATTCAAGCATCTTAATCATATTCTGTACTTCAATGTCATTAGTATAACCCATTTTCTTAAGTAACTGCAGTTCTGCCATAAATACAAATGGCTTAAATGTTCCTGCTTTACTTCCTTTGTGATACATATACCACAGATAGTTTAAATTTTGATCTACACCATCTGTAATTGCATAGTGCTCTGCTGCAATCTCTGCTGTGAGAGATTCTATTTCTTTTCTAATATCCTTATCCATATAAAAAAAATACCATTTTGTTACAACATGAAGAAAAGAACTGGTATAATCTTTATATTTATATACCAGTTCTTTCTTTTTACCATTTGAAACTCTTTTAATTCCAAAAAGTGTTGGTAAAAAAGCTTCTAGAGTATCATTTATTATCTCAGCATGACTTCTCCTAACACGCATTAATTACTTTAGAAAATTAATATAAGCTTGTGCAGCTTTTCTGGAAGTATAACGCATTGGTGAACCAGAATTGTTCTTAATAGTCTTCCAAAAGAACCATAAGAACTTTTTCTTTACTAAATACCAAGTCATATAACCATCTTTTTCTTCTACTACTTTGTAGTCTTTCTTGTTTACATTCATCTCTCTAGATTTAAATTATAGTTTTTGTTCATGATCTTATTTGGAAAATAGTAATCACATTTCTCTTCATCTTTATTGTAAGGTAAATCAGAAAAATATGATTGTCTAAATTCATTTGCTACAGCTTTATATCTATAGCATGTATCTTTTAATGGACAACTGGCACCTTCACACATTGTCAAATCTGGCATGATTCAGAGTATAAAATTAAATAATATATGACCAAAGCCAATACCTGCTAAAAAGTAAACAAGATTGTTTACCCATTTTGGATAATTCTCCATACTAAAATAAATTAAAAATTGTTTGAATAATAACACCTATAATACAAATTATAACTGCACTTAATAAAGCTAAGGTAGTAATTGCAGCTACTTCTTCTTTACGATCATTTCTGTTTAGTTTCATAGTTTAAAAGCTTTGATTGTATACTCAAAAGGATCACCCTCTATATTTTTAACCAAATCTAACATTTCTTGAGCTAATTCTCGCACTTCAACTTGAGCATGTTCAGAATTTCTAAGTGCCTGGAAATGTGCAAATGATCTAAAATTAAATATAATATCCATAGTAATCTGTGAGTTAAACGTCTTAAAGAATCTTGCAGATTCTTTAGCTCTCTTTCTACCTAGAACAGGTGTTAGTATTTCAAGAAACTTATGGTAATACTCATTTGCTTCTTCTGTGAAATCAATTAAGTCTTGCTGTAATGTCTCAGGCCAATCTTGAGGAATGTATGTTTTATCCTCTTTTAGCTCTTTATACCTTGCAGACTCACCATTTATAGAAACTCCTACACGGTGCTTCAAAAGATGTATATGGGTAGCTTGGTCCACAGTTACCAAGAAGTGCAGCGAGGACTTCTCAAATGGAGTGTGGTGACCTTCTGATGCTAACATATCTAATAAATAAGGCACTCTATTTAATTTATCTTCAGTTAAGTCTCTTGATGTACTTGTCCAAGCTGATTGAGCATGTACTTTGTCATCACCATACCATCCTAATAATTCTACTTGATTCTTCATTGTTCTTGTTTTAAATAAAAAATGGTCTTATTGTCATTACACCAACCGCAAAACCTAAACTAAATGCTAAGGCAATTACAGCTCTTTGTTTAAAACTCTTTACTTCAATTGTGTAGTGGTTCATTGGAAGGCAAAGGAATGGGTTAATAGCTACCATTATTACCATACCCACCCAATTTTCATCCATTAGAAATCTTAAGCCTGCTATTGAGTTAGCTTCTAAAACTATTGCTGATACAAATACAATTAATAGTTTCCACCATTCTACTGCTGTTTTCATTGTTCTTGTTGTTTAAAGTTTAGTTTTTGTGAAAAAATCACAATTTATGACAGTTTTAACCCACATAATCGAATATTAACCGGTTAAATGGGTCAAAAATGACACTTTTTTGTGATTTATTTATCTTCGATACCAAGGTATCCAATAACAACACCTGCACCAGTAAATGTACCTACAGTATAAACTATTTCAGCTTTACCAATAGGTTCCCAATTACATATACACATCTTGTATATACATCTGATTTCTCCAAAAATGGCTAATCCCCATAATATAATTGGTAGTAATGTTATTAGAACTACCCCTGTTTTATTTTTCATTTTGAACAATTTTAAATACTTCATAAGCTTCTTCTTCAGCCCATGTAATAATTTCTTCTTCTTTATCTACATCAAAGTTATGTAGTGCAAATGACTGATGCATTAGTTCATGCATTATCAATCCAAAAGTGCTAACTGAATCTGTGCATCTTGAAAGATTGATAAATACAAATCTTGGATCATCATCTGTGTACTCACCAGATTCTTTAGGTATGAAATTACTCCAACCTGCTATATAAGCACTTTCTGTTGTGTTTTCATGTGCTTCACAGTCTATAATATTGAGCCCGTGAGTTCCTTCTACATTAAAATAAGTAAATACATCACAAGGATTATAACTTAACATAAGCAAATATGCTCCTCTAAATATTGTTATCATTTTTTGAATCTTTATAATCAATAATAAAACCTACTGCCACAATAATATTCATACCTAGGGACATAAGTATTTCATGTATGTCTTTGTATACATTCACACTTAGATGTACATGACCTACCATCCAAAAAGGTATGGACAAGTTTTGGCTTATCCATACCAAGGTATATTTAATAAAGTGTTTCATTTTGCAAGATGTTCATAGTATGCAATCTTATTAGGGTTCTTTTCAGAACTCCAATCTGGAAGTTTAATGTAAGTATAAACAGTCTTAATCTTGTTGTATCTAGGTTTTGTAAGACCTATTACAAACATACCTATAATCATACCTATTGAAAGTATAACTAGGTTATTTAAAGTATTGTTAGTCACCTTCTTCATTGTTTATTTTTTGTGATCCTCCTGACTTTGCTCGCATAGAGTTCTTTTTCCCAATATTCTCTGACTTGTGCAACTTTAGCAATCTCTCTTGGATTCTCTTGTTTAACTCTGAATAGTCTAAGTTTCTCTTGTTCTCTTTCATACTCTTGCCAATTATAAATTTGTAATTCCTTCATTCTTACCATATCTGCAATGGTCATTTCTTCAGGAACTTGACCATCATTCTCATGCATAACTTGCATGTAGATTTCTTTCATTCTGCCCATAATTTCATAGATTTTTCAAGTAAATGTGCAACTGTAGTTCTAACATCTTTGTGCCCAAATAAATCTCTAACTAAAGTCAATTTCTTAAACAGTTTATCATCAACAACTACTTGTATTGTTTTTTGTCTTTGTGATTTAATAGCATAACTTTTACTAAAGTCAAAAGGAAATAATTGAGCATATACATATATATTTTCCTTATATGTTGGATCATCTTTAAATTGAACCGGCAACCTTCTATTGTAATTTACTTTTTCTCTTTTAAGTCCTGTCAATTTTGCAATTGCATGTTCTGATAGACCAAATTTTTGATGTAAAATACCAATTAGATAGCTTCTTTGATCAACAACATTTCTTTTACGGGTTTTTTGGTCTAAAGAACTAAGTTCTTTAACAACCTGTTCTTTTGTGTAATCTTCCATAATTAAATTAATTCTAAGTCAGCTTCTTTAACAACTTCTTCATCCATTGTAAGAACTCTGGAATCTAATGGGATAAACCTATCTGCATCATAGTACTCATATGGAAAACAGTCGGCAGACATTTGTACCTCTTTAAGAAGTACTCCATATCTGCCATCCTGTAACCCCATTTTTACTATTTTAATGATGGTATATGTTTCTCCTTCTTTAATCCATTGTTCAATAGGAATTTTAGCAGGTTTATTACTGCTATCAATGCATATCGCCTTCATATGGTTCCATTTTTACTTTAAGACCTTGGGCTTCAAGAAAATCTTTTATAGTATCTATTTGAGCCCAACATCCATGTTTTATTGTACACTGACCAACAAGATCAGCAACCAGAGCACATTGTTCTGCTTGTAATGGTTCATGTCCACAAAATTTAATAAGACATGCCATGACATAAGCAAAACTATTCTCATCATCATTAAATAAGATGAGTTTATGATCTTCAGGTAGTTCCATAATTATAATGTTAATCCATAATCTTTCCAAAGTACTTTACTCTGGTCAAAGCCTTCAAGTGCTTCAGTAACCCATTTCTCATCTACAGTACCCATGTAACATAAGATATGGACAATAGCTTTATCATCAGGATTGAGACGTAGTAACCTACCAATCCTTTGACTTGCTTTTCTCTCATTACCATATGCATGCATAATAATACCTTGTTTGAGATTAGGGATATTCACACCTTCATTCAATTGCATTACACAGGAGAGTTGGGAGATATGACCATCTCTAAATGCTCTGAGATTACTTTCTGATTGAGGATTATTACTATGATAACTATACTTACATAATCTATCAGCCTGATCTTGGGTATTAGCAAACACAATACACTTACTAGGGATTACCTCCATTAGTTTTTTAGTATACTTTTCTTTACTTGGATACTCTTGCATGGCTTTCATTCTCATGACTCTGAGCATATGTGGGGAACCTGATCCATTGTTGATTCTATTAGACCAATAGCCATAGTTCTGTTGTTCTGAAGTATCAAAAGACTTATCTTTCATCTCCACACGATAGTTCTTAGATTGATCTAACTTGAGTTGATGTACAATAATCTGATAGTCATTGAGTATTCCGTTATCCACTGCAGCATCTGTAATGAAAGAATAGACAATAGGACAAAACTCTTTGACCATTCTGCCTTTCTCTGATTGACCATACTTTGGTGGAGTACCGGATAATCCAAGAATCTTACCTGTAAAGTTCTCAAGGAATTTTCTATGACTATCTAACAAACTATGACACTCATCTAGATAGACTATATCATATTCTCTAGGATCATGCTTACTTAAACTTAGATAAGTTGTAAATGTGACATTCTCCAGTAATTTACTTTTCCCAAACTTTTCTGCCTCAAATCTCCAAGACCCGAAAATAGAAACTTTAGGAGCTACTACTAAAATGTTAATTAAAGGAGAGAAGTTTCTCTCCATATGGAGAAGGCCAACAAGAGTTTTACCAACTCCTGTTGCAAGTCCTAATCCGCATCTTGCTAAACCAAGAGTTGCATTTAATGCCTCTTCTTGTATTTCTTCTCTTTTCATTTAAATATTGTTTCTGAGTAATATTCTAAAATAACAGCATGTAGAGCCTTTGCAAATTGCTCAGTGGTCATAGTATCAAAATCAAGATCTGTTACTAGACAATGCTCAATATAAAGCTGTGACTCTAAATTTGTTATTGCTTCTGTTTTTCTTACTAATAGTTGATATGCTGGAATTAATAAATCCCATGAATCACAATAGTTTTGTGTTGTTGTGTCTAGATTAAATAGACTGATTGCTTGATTTATTTCTTCTTTAGTCATTTCGTTTAGTATTATTTTAACCAACCTAATGTCCTAGCTTCTGCAGGATTTGCATGAATCCAATCATGACAATTCCTACATGCTGCTTTCCATGTAGATTGTACCAAATAGAAAGCATCCCTGTTAGAGCCGGCATATGTATGGTGTACATCAGTAGCACCATTCATACAACCGGCCACAGGGACCTGACATATTGGATTTTCAGTAAGAAATCTTTCTCTCAACTTGAGGTACTCAGCATCTTTCTTTTTCTTTTTAGAAGAAACCTGAGGGATTTTATAATCAGTTGGTTTCTGTGAACTGTCATTATTAATGGCTTTTTGGCAACTCCAACAATACTTACAGTACTTAAATCCCTCGTGGTTCTTCCATATGACAGATTGCTTCCCGCATCCATCACATTCTTTAAGCTTCATAGTAGTTCTTCTGGAAATTCAGGAGACTTAGGTGCTTTCTTAAAAAGAAAATTCCTTAAAGCACTCCAATAACTTTTAGTAATGTAAAGATCCTTATCAAGAAAATTATCCTCTGGACAAACAATATACTTATCCATTAGATCAGCACATCTTTTATCTTCTATTGTGATAACTTTGATTAAGTATCTTTTTCTACCACTTAGTAAAACTTTTACTTCAAGTGGTCTCCATCTTTCCCTAGCTGGAGACAACTCTCTGATGTCATAAAACGTTTTCATAACTTTTCATTTTTTAATCTTGGTAACTGATTCTGATACCCCTCTAAACTTAAAAAGTTTTTAGGTAATATTCCTTCAGAGATAAAGATAGTAATAATCTGCTCTTTGGTAATATTTAAATCCTTAAAGTTTAATGTGTTCTTTACTTTGTCATCTGTTTGAGTATCAGACAACAAGGCTTGTGTAAAAGGACTTTCAGGAAACAAAGTTTTAAATATGAAATTACTATACTGGATAGTAACTTCTTGCTTAAACTTGTTTAATGTAACCTGGGCACGTTTGTAAACATTGATGATTCTCTGTTTCTTTTTGCTACACATACTAGATTTCTCTAAATCAGTAAGTGCATTTAGTCCATACAATGCTCTTTTGTAAAGATAGTTTTGATACTGTGAGTATCCGTCAGAGTCATACTGCATGACAGTTGGTTTCTGATCTCTTTGTTGATAGTTCTCAAATTTTCCTGAGAACTGATACTTTTGTTTTCCATTTTGCTTTTCCATAACATATACAATTAAAAAATAAATAAAAGAAAAGGGGGCCTAAACCCCCTTAACACCTTGAACAAAAAAAATTATAAATCGAATTCTTCACTAGGTTTAAGTGCAGATACTTTCTTCTCTGCTAAATAAGCCTCACTAATGTCTTCACCATTTGTATGTTGAATCATTTCATCATCAGCATCAGTAAAGACAGTATAGAAATGCTTTCTATAAATTCTTTTACCATTTTTGGTGCAGATGATACCTGTTTGACCGGCTACTTTAAGGTCCATATCAGGATTTGTTTTACTAAATGGTTCAGTTTGCTCTATGATGACAATCTTACCTGGTAACTCCTGACCTTTGTAAAATCCTGCTTTCTTGAGATCTTCAATAGTACCAGGGATTAGAGCAGATATAGGTTTACGTCTTAGAAAACCCTTGCTGTCAAATAAACTTCTTTCTTGTTCTACACGGATAAATCCGTATTCTGAATTCTTTGAGGTATGAATTACCCCTTCAGTGCTATTACCTAGCACGATTGTTTTACCGTCCATAAAAATTTTGATTTGGTGTGTGAATTTGTTAGACTCCTTAACTATCTAAGGAACTATTCAGATCAATAATATCATCAAAAGGGATATCATCAGATGCGATATCATTGATATTATACTCTTCATCTACATAATAGTCAAAGTCATAATGTTTTTCAACAGTATTTCTTGCTATTGCTGAGTCTGTAAAAGGATTTAGTGCATGTTCGCCAGCATCAACTGACATGAGATATTGTATATCAAGATCTGTTAATTCAATGTACTGTTCAATTGATAAATAAATAACTTTTCCGTTGGGAAGCTGATATAACATTACATACAAAAATATGCAAGTAAATGTAGAACATAATTAATTATAAGTCAGCTTCTGTAAATAATATCAGATACTATATAGCTACAATAAAAAGGGAGATCATAGACCTCCCTTGTTATTTGTTAGGAAAAGCATATCCGGAGACATACTTCGTTAAAGTTCCTCAATTATATGTAACATATCAGCTTGTACATGTGTGTAATCTTGTTTGTCATAACCATTATCAGTTACATTAGTATAATGGATAAGATAACTACTGTAGTCATGATAACCTTTAAATTCTCCTACTTTTACAATAACATTGCCATCTTGGTCACCATATTTGTTTTTGATATTCTCTTTGTTACTGCCATAACCTAAGTTATTTACACTGGTTTTACAAAGAGTACCCACTGGAATAACCTCTGGTAGTTTATTACCAAGCAACAGTTTAAAAAACAATGTAGTGGCTTGACTACTTTGGCATAACATGGGAGTCAATAACTTTACAAACTCTTTAGCATTATGATGGTCCATTATACTATCTAATGCTGTAGCAATATCAGAATCATCATATGTTACAGATACATTCATGCATTTAGTCTTTTATAGTCCCTAATCTTACCTAATAGTGCTTCATTAAAGTTGGTAAACCATCTAGTATTACCAAATTTATTACCAATATTAGGTAACTCATCAGTTTGAGGTAAATGAGTAGTTTTAACACCTGTTTTAACTAACTCACCTTCCCTGTCAATCAGTTGCAGGTTGAAATCAAAACCTATTACTGAATCAAACTCATATATTTTCATCTTCCAAATAGTTTAATTAAACCGGCAAGAGGATGATCACTTGGACCTTCACACATTCTTTCAAATACAATTGTAGTTGTTATGACTTCATTGACATGTTTACAACGATCTACAATGTATTGATATGACAGAGACTTTTCATCAAATTTTTTGTATGCATCTGCACAAATCTCAACAAGATCATCTCTTCTGTTTTCTGTAATACCAAATGTAATCCATAGATCTTTTGTTGTATCATCAATGATACACACTTTTAATTTTGGTGAATCCACCAATTTCTTCTTTCCGAATAGTTTTCCTAACATCTTCATAGTTTAAGTTTAAGTAAATAAATAATAATAGTAGATTTATACACCTTTCATCTACTAAATACGGACATGACAACAAGGCTGTAACTTGATAAGTCAAGAGTGGACGCATCAGTGATCCCGTTTGGATTCGAACCAAAGACCTACTGCTTAGAAGGCAGTTGCTCTATCCAACTGAGCTACGGGACCATATGATTCTACTTATTCAGCAGAATCAAATTGTGAGAACTTATGTAACAAGGCCCTCTTTGCAAAATTAACAGTATAATTTATGTCTTCCATTGTAATACCACCTGTTATTTCAACAGCATCTAGACATTGTGATTGAATATTTTGATAACAATTCATTACTAATGTAACCATTTCAAGTTTATCAGTAATCTGTTTCTCAAGAATTTCATTCGCAGTTTTTCTGTATTCTTCATGTGAATGATCATTTGACTTAGTCAATTCAACAAGTTTTTCATACTCTGACTTCCAATTGATATTGGTTCTAGTCTTTTTTGCTACAGCTGTAACAATTTTCTTTGGTCTTCCTGGTTTTCTTTTTTGATTTTGCATAATTAAGCTAATAATAAACGGATAAATAATAAAATAACAACAACAACAAAGGTTCCTAGCATCCATCTAAGTGGTCGCATGGACATCTCAAAGTCAATTTCATTTTCAACTTTTATGAGTTCATACTGTAAATCAGATTGATACACTGCTTTGATGTTTGGGTCATAATCTGCATCATGTACAGAGTTTAACCTATCTACTAATTCATTTCTGTGTTGAATTAGTTTTTTCATTTTGATAGTGCGCATAGTTTAAATTTAAAAGGGAAATAGTGTAGTATCATCAATAATGATGTTCTTTTGAGTAACTGCTTTGTCAAGAATCTCTTGCTTTTGATTCATCATAGCTTCAATCTTAGAATCTAATTTCATAAGATGTAATGTTCTTAGAAAGACAGACATCTCTGAATGAGTTATAACACCTTCAATTCTATATCCACGTGTGCCATTATCTATAACACCAATGCCTAAGAATGATTTTTCTAATGCCGGAACATCTTCTTTTCTAAGTTTGACATTCAGTTTAACAAAATAACCATGTACGAATTGATGATAACCAAATCGGATACTCTTATTCATTACAAGTTATCTTTAGTTAATACAACAGGAATACTATTAATATGACATCTATAAGTATGACCATCTAAACCTTCAATAATTGCTGAATCATCTGATTTTAACTCAATAAAATATTCAGCATTTATATGCTGAGGTTTTTGTGGTGCCATTACAGAACTAATAATTAATCCTATAAAAATACCTGCTGTAATATATAACAGCATGGAATAAACTGGTTTAAATTGTCGTTTCATTTGGATATCTTTTAGGGAGTTCTTGAATCTTACGCATATACTCAGTAACATCATCAGAGGTTAAATAACCCTCTACATCATTTGTAACTGGTGTATCATAACAGAGTACACTATACTTTTCACCTGGAGGAAATGCAATGACTGCAATTTCATACTTACCAACAATACCACCTTTGGTATATGGTCCTGATACACAGCTAATGCCGTAATCATTGTCAAACATCATATGAGCACCAATGCCACCCATGTCTGTCTTTTCAAATTCTAAATCTTTAAATGTTTTCATGTCAAGGATATTAAATAATAAAAAAATACACCCCGAAGGATGTGGTAGTGTTCTGTTGCCAAGGTACTACCAACCTCCGAATCTTAATCAGTTCTAATGCAGGAATAACGGTCAACCATTACTGTATCAAGCATCAGTTGCTCAGGAGAATAAATCTCACCTTGCAATATGCTCTTAAGTATTGATGGACTGAAACCAGACACCAAGCCAATGCCCTTATCTTTTACAGTTGCAGGAACATTACCAATTCTGCCGTTAACATTCCAAAACACTATTTGAGGCATAGTATATCCTGAACGGGAATACTTATCTCTAATATTGTCAAGGTTTGTTTGATTACGGTCAGCCTCATCAAACTCCATATCACTAATGATAAGAAGTTTAGTTGGCATTTCAGATTGTGGTAATGATTCTCTAACAGCACTCATAAGAATTAGGTCAAATGTGGCCTGAAGATTAGTAGTCATACCCCAACTTGCATTACTTAACTGTCTCATACGCTCAGACAAACTACCTTTAAGGTAATTCATACGTGGACGTTCAGAGAATGTCAAGAATGCATCCTTGAATATA